AAGGCATCAAACTTAGCTTGCGCTGCTTTTGCGTTAGCCTCTGCTGTTTTTTGTACTGCTTCATAGTATTGAGTTGAGCTAGTTGCACAACCTGTGATTAAAAGTACCGCTAGGATTGCTGTAATGAATTTCATTTAAAGTTCTCCAACTTATTACAGTGCTTCTGGAAACGTGTTAGCTGCTCTAGCTCTTCTAATTACTTCATCTTCAGTAATTCTTTGTTCTTCTTGCCATTCCATTGTTGGAACATCAGCTTGTTCTTCTGTAGGAGTAGAAGCAGGAGTTTGATCTAAATTAAAAATTCTAGAAATTCTAGGATCGTTGTGGATATCTTCTACAGTATGATGAAACCTACTATAAGCTTCAGCCATTGCTTGATTACTTCCTTCAGCTATACTTATCAAGTAATCGTCTGTTCCTCTTTGTTGATACATATTAGCAAGAAACAAAGCTCTTTGTTGATCTTCTGTAAGCCTGTTAGGGTCATTATGTTCTCTAGCTTCGTCAATCCACTCAGTATCGTTACCTAAATGTCTTTCTAGTCGATTAAGTCCTGTTTGAAAAGCATTGCCTTCGCCTTCGGTTAAAAACTGAAAGATACCACGCGCACTACTAATTGTACTAACAGTGTCTTCACCGTTATTCGATTCAATATGAGCTACTCTGTTTGTAAAAACATCAATATTGTCTGTGTTGTCTAGTCCTAGTGTAGCTGCAATATCTTCTCTTACTGTTTCGTAATCACTCAAAAGTTATTCCTCTTTGTAGTCTGAACCGCAACCACTGAATCTTCGCTTTCACTGTCTTCTTCAGCTTCTCCAGTGATAGTCGTAGTCCCAACCCCAGTAATATTAATTTGTATCGCGCTTCTTCCCGCATCTTTGACAATATCTTTTTCAAATGCAGCAACAGGAAGAATACGATCCATAACTAACTTCCACGCTGCTGCCTGATTCTTGTGATCTGGGTCTGTAGCAGCTTCAAAGATAGCATCCATGACTGCCCGTGACCGTGGTGAGTTTAACATCCGAGCTTTGTACTCGTTTATAATCGCTGCATCACCTTTAGGACGACCAACTGCTCCTCTAGAACCTTTCTTTTTACTAGAAACAGAAGACTTCTTAGGGCGACCAACAGGATTACTAGAATCTGTGTCGTTGTCCATACTGTATAGTTCCTTACCTAGAAGGTTTTTAGGTTTAATCCTTATACTTGTTTCTTGTTGTTTACTATATAGTATATATTATAACATACTTTTCTATGAAAGTCAAGATAAATCTATTTAGAGAGGCAATATTTACAGTTTCTGTGGGGAAACCTACGGATTTACAGTGCAGATTGTCTGTGTATTTACAGAACAGATTAGTTCTATATAACTTTTTGATATAACAAGACAAATAACAAGAACTACTATGGCCTAATTTGACTCTTTTTTGTGTCTGTGTAGCACCACCACGCAGGAGCGACGCCAAAACCCCTCCCCCGTCCCTAAAACAGGCAGACCTTTGCAGGTCGATGCAGATCTTCAGGAGTGTGAGTCGGTGCAGGTGCTCCACAGATACCGCACAGATTGCCAACAATTACCCAAATGATCCCCCAGAAGTAAACTCAAGTTTACCTTTGACGGTTGCAAAGCTCGGTTGGTTCGTTCAATCTATACCTGTCACTGCAATAACGCATTGGCATAACTTGAAAAGGTAAATCACATGACAAACGTAATCGATAACGCATTCTTGAATCAGGAAATGGCGGGAAAGAGGGTAGCGGAGGCTCAACAAAAAGCAGGCCGCGAAGTACTGGCAACGACAATCGACACGATCAAGAAAGAAGTAAAGACGCCAGAAGATGGTAAAGCATTCTTGAAAGGGTACGCGGAGCAGATCGCCACCACCAACAAAGACAGCGTGAAAACTCTGAAGTCTAGGATGGCGCGGATCGTAAAAGTAATGTTGGCGAGTGACATCAAACTCAACGAGTTTCACAAGCTCACGAAACCCGCAGACGGACAAAAGCTGGTCGCCAAGCTCGCCAAGAATTGTGACGGGCTTGCACCGATGTATCACGCTCTGGCAATCCCCAGTGCTGGCACGGCTGACAGTGCAGGCGAGTCCGAATCGGAATCATCCGAGCCTACCGACAAGGATAAGCGTTCACTGTCCGAGATCATGGCAGACGCCATAAAAGAAGCTCGCGCCAATGGATACACTACGCCCGAGATCATGGACGCCCTTGCCACATCGTCGCTTGAATTGGTCGCATGATAGATCCGACATTCGACCAAGTCGCATGGGTTATTATTATTGCGGGCTGGCTCTTAATCGGCCTCATTGAATAACCCACACCAACACCAAGCCCTGCAGAAATGTGGGGCTTTTTTTTGTCTGTCATTCCTGCCCCTGTATCGCTCTCTAAGCCACGTTATCTAAACCCATACCCTACCCCTATCTTTCTGTTAATCGCCCTCACAGGGCCATACAGAGCCTTCTCAGTTGACACATACCCTACACCATGCGATAATGTGTACATGGTCGGGTAATAACGTCCGGTCATATCAAAAAGTAAACTCAAGTTTACCTTGGAGTAAGTGATGATTGTATTTAATTATCCAAGTAAGAAAGTGTTGAAAGAAAACGTAGGTCAGCCGTTGCAGTACATAGAAACCAGTATGTTTGGTGATGAGTACGTGAGTGATGGGCAGTTGACCGGAGCTAATAGACCACACATTACTGGTCGTGGTCGTGAGTTCTTTGCCACTGTCACCATGCGTGGTGGAAAAATAGCGGGAGTAAAGTGAATTAGGTGCGGGTAATAGAGGAGGTGTGGTATGCATAAGCCTAGTGTGTCTAAGATGAGTGGTAAGTTGGCGGGCATTCCTGCTATCAATACCAACACAGCTACCAATGCGTACTGTGTCAAGCAGTACAAAAGTGGTGGAGCGGACAACATTTGCACGATGTGTTACAGCCAGCGGATGCTGAGTACCTATCGTAAGAATTGTCAACCATCATTCCAGCGTAATAGTGACATACTTTCTAGTGATAGGGAGGTTGACATTCCAAAGATCAACGCTGCATTCGTGAGGTTTCATGGTCACGGGGAGTTGATTAACGATACTCACTTCCTCAATCTGTGTGACATAGCAGAGAGTAATGGTCACTGCACGTTTGCACTGTGGACTAAGCGAGTTGACATAGTCCGTCCGAACAGGCATCATGTACCTGAGAATATGATTCTTGTTTATAGTAATCCAAAGATTGATAGCGTGTTGGAGAAACCACCAAGGGGATTTCATCGCGTGTTCAATAACGTCACCAAGCAGTATCGTGGTGATGCTAACTGCACAGGGCAGAAGTGTATTGACTGTCAACTGTGCTACAAGTTCGACACGACTTCGGTTATTGTCGAGCACGTTAAGTAAACCTGAGTTTACAAAGGAGAAGTATCATGGGTTGGAGAAACAGTTACATTGAGGTAAGCACAGAGATTGATTTGAATAATTACGACGATGAGATCATGGAGTACATGGAGCCTGACAACATCAACGATGCACTTGAGCTACTGGAGCGGTGGGGTTATAGTGATAGTGACGTAATAAAGCATCTGCTTGAAGAACCTGATGCATTCTATCGTATGGTAGAGGAATCACTCACGGTGGAGACTGCACTGGCACTGGTCAAGGATGTGTACGAGTTGGGTCAAGGTATCCAACAGCGTAACCTGACTGCCAAGGACAACCAGATCACTGAGTTGAGGCAGAAGGTTGACGCGTTGTTGGCGTTGAACCATACTGTAATCAAGGAGAACGAGGAGACAGAACATGAACTCTGATCTATTAGAAGAACTGCGTAGCTTCAGGCAGTCACTGCGTGATCTCAAGGCTGGTAACCTGAAACAGATGCGGTGGTACGACCGTGAGATGAGCGGGTCGAGTATGTCTGACTTCATGCGCGGGCTTGCGGTGGGTAAGGAGTGTGCTATCTCCCGCCTTGAATTAATGATACGTATCATGGAGTTGAGAGATGAAACGTAGGACGTTTGATGCGGAGCTTGACTGTCCGTGGATGACCATTGATGTGCGTGTCACCTACCAGTGGTACGAGGAGATGGGTCTGGTTGAGCTTGAGTCTGTGAAGGTAGATGGTATGGGCTTGTTGCGTTCAACCAGTAGGAAGGTGAACATGACTGAGTGGTTTAACTACGATTACATTATGGATCTTATTGAAGATGATATGGAGGAGAAAGCATGAGTATTGTTACGTTTGATACCAAGTTACCTAAGTATGCAGCACCGTGTGAACGGCCTGTGCTTCAGACGCTAGTGGACTTGAGCCTGCGGGATGGCGGCACTGTGTCTATATGGGATACCGAGGAATGGTCTGTGGAGGGAAGCACTGACAAGCTGGAGATCCTGAATAACCTAGCGCAGACTGAGATGGATCAGCTAGAATCCTACGACATGGATGGTAATATACGTGGGTGGTTCTCTTTGATATACAACAACGGGTCAGAGCAGGAGCCTATGATTGTGATCTCTGACTACGGCATGAACGATTGGACAGAGAATGTGTACCGTAAACTAGATGAGGAGTTTGGAGAATGAGTTATTACATCAAGCCAGTTACTGAGTTGAAGCCGGGACGTATGGCTGTGTACCGTGTGGTGAAACGACTGCGTGACTTCAAGCCAGAGGACGGAGTGGAGTACATGGTGTTCAAGAGCAGGCAGGCAATGAAGAATGATTTCTTTGTTGATCTGTACTGTGCTAAGAACGGAAAGCTAGTCAAGCTTAAAGACAGATCAATGATGAGGTTCTAACATGAGATATGGTATGTCACAACGGGAGGTTGCTAAAGCACTAGGCATCTCCCGTCAACGTGTGGTGCAGATAGAACACCAAGCACTGTGGAAGATCAGAAAGTCAGGGTTGATGGACAAGTTCGTTGACCTACTTGATGCACCTGTCGAGGAATATTATGGTGAATCGTTTACAAATATAAAGTACAGAAAGGACTAGCACATTTCAAAAGAGTGTGGTATAATCTCTATATAGATAACTAAGTATTAATATTATTACTAATACTATTACTAATACATAGGAACTACATATGACTAAAGACCAGATGATCGAAGAGCTAGTGGAGTACGAGTTGCAGAATGTTCCTGCTATTGAATTGATACGTTTGTATGTCGAGCTACAACGTGCGCTGTTACAATCAGAGTACGATGAAGATGAGATAACCAAGAAGTACAATTCACTTATGAATACTGAAGGAGTAGTACACTGATGGCATTCGTTAAGCTACACCAAGAGTGTGATGACTGTGGTTCTAGTGATGCGTTGTCCTATAACGAGGATGGGTCTAGCTATTGCTTTGCTTGTGCTAAGTTTACCCCGTCAGAGGACACAGGAGGCTCCGTGAGCGACATAAAGGAACGAGTAGTACCCGGACAAGGGTTCGATAAAGCGGCCTTCACAGAGCCATACAGAGGCTTTCAGGATAGGGGTCTAACAGCCACCACAATGGCGGCGTACTCCGCACAGCAGAAGGCAGGTAACATTCTGTTTGGTTATCATGATCCTGTTGGTGAGCTAGTGGCGGTGAAGACTAGGTATCCAGACAAGCAGTTTAAGATTGGAGGGGATTGGAAGAAGGCTGGGCTGTATGGTCAGCATATGTTCCCTAGTGGTGGTCAATACATAACCGTAGTGGAGGGAGAGTTCGATGCACTGGCAGGATATCAAATGTTTGGTGGTAAGTATCCTGTTGTGTCTATTCGTAATGGTGCCCAAGGTGCTGCTGCTGATTGCCGCAGGGCCTACGAATTTCTGGATCAGTACGATCATATTATCTTTTGCTTTGACAACGACGATGCTGGTCGCTCTGCTGCTTTAGAATGTGCTGACATCTTTGGTGGTAAGTCTAGGATATATCATCATGGTGAACACAAGGATGCGTGTGACTACCTGTTGAACGGAGACAAGGATGAGTTTGTCAAGAGGTGGTGGGCGGCGAAGACTTACACACCTGATGGCATGGTGATGCTGGGTTCTCTGCGTGAGGCGCTGAAGAATCCATTGCAAGAGGCAGAGGTACGCTACCCATACAAGGGACTAGATGACATGACGTTTGGTGTACGTCCGACTGAGCTTGTCACCATCTGTGCTGGCTCTGGTCTAGGTAAGTCTACGTTCATGCGTGAGCTAGTGTTCTCCATCCTTGGGCAGACCAACGACAGGGTAGGACTAGCCTTCCTTGAAGAGACACCGGACAGGACAGCGCGTGGACTAGTAGGACTACAGATCAACAAGCCTATCCACCTTCCGGGCTGTGACTACTCACCATCAGAGGTGGATCAGGTGTTCGACAGCCTCAACCTAGATGACCGTGTTGTACTGTGGGATACGTTCGGCTCCAACAAGATAGAGAACGTGTTGGCTAGGTTCAGGTATCAGATCAAGGTGTTAGGTGTGAAGTACATCGTGCTGGATCACATCAGTATCTTGGTGTCAGATCAGGAGAATGGTGACGAGCGTAAAGCTATCGACGAGATCATGACCAAGCTACGTATGTTCTGTCAGGAGATGAGGGTGGCTATGTTTATTGTCTCACACCTACGCAGACCTGAAGGCAAGGGACACGAGGACGGTGCATACACCAGCCTTGGACAGCTACGTGGTTCAGCAGCGATAGCACAACTGAGTGACATCGTGTTAGGATTAGAACGTAATGCACAGGCAGAAGATCCTATGGTACGCAACACCACCAACGTGCGTGTGCTGAAGAACAGGTTCAGTGGTATGACGGGGCCAGCCACTGCGCTGATGTACAACAAGGACACAGGCAGACTGACTGAGGTAATAGAATGAGGTGTAAAGCCTGCGATAAGATCATGAGCAACTACGAACTGACTAAAAAGTTTGATGGTAGTGGTGAGTTCGTAGACTTATGTAACGAGTGTAGTAGGTTCCTCGCTGATGATGACTTGACAGCGATAGGTAACCTAGACTATGCTGACCTATATGATTTAGAGGAGATCAAAGATGTCGAGTATGAGTCGTTGGATAGTTACACAAGAGCAGAGCAGACAGATGAGGGAGAGTGGTCATGACCTTACAACCAGAGAAGAACGTGATCTTGCCTACTATGAATACTGTGTTCTTAGACATAGAGGCAGACGGGCTGAACCCTACGAAGATACACTGCGTGGTTACAAAGAGATCGAACGAAGCTCACTTGACCCACTTATCTAGAAGGAGTTTGATAGATGAACTGGCAAAAGGTGGCAAAGTATGTGGACACAATCTTATTGGTTACGATCTGCCTGTTATGCGTAAACTGTGGGGCATCAGTGTACCTAGCGAGCGAGTTCTTGATACGCTAGTACTGTCTCGTTTGTTTCACCCAGACAGAGAAGGAGGACATAGCCTAGCTGTGTGGGGTATGCATCTTGGTTTTCCCAAGGGCGACCACAGTGAGTGGGATGTGTTGTCTGATGAAATGATTGAGTACTGTAAGCGTGACGTTGATGTGACTGAGAAGCTGCACAACGCGCTCATGGTACAGATGCAGATGCGAGAGTTTAGTCAGCAGTGTGTTGACCTAGAACACAGCATCGCTTTCATATGTAAGGATCAGGAAGACAATGGCTTTGAGTTTGACAGGGACGGTGCAGTAAAACTGTACGAAGAACTGACTACTCGTATGCACAGGATTGAGAATGACTTACAACAAGTGTTTCCACCAATCATTGAAGAAAGAATCAGTGAAAAGACAGGTAAGAAGCTTACTGATAAAGTTACAGTATTTAACGTCGGGAGCAGGCAACAAATCGCGGAAAGACTTAAGAGCAAGGGCGCTGTTTGGAAGGAGCTTACTCCGTCAGGCAAACCAAAAGTTGATGAGAAAACGCTTAAGGAGCAGATACAGATTCCAGAGGCTAAGATCATCCTCCGCTACCTTATGTGCCAGAAACGTGCATCGCAGGTCGATTCGTGGATCAAAGCTGTCACGGAGAAGGGACGCATACATGGAAGAGTTAGGCCCATTGGTGCTGTCACGGGTAGAATGGCGCACTCTTCTCCGAACATGGCTCAAGTTCCTGCTGTAAGGGCTGAGTATGGGAAGCAATGTCGAGAGTTGTTTACTGTTCCTAAAGATCGTGTCCTTGTGGGTGCTGATGCTAGTGGGCTTGAGCTACGTATGCTTGCACACTACATGGATGATGCCGACTACACCCACGAGATCCTTACAGGTGATATCCACACCGCCAACCAGAAAGCAGCAGGACTAGCAACAAGAGATCAGGCTAAGACATTCATCTATGCTTTCTTGTACGGTGCAGGTGACGCCAAGATAGGCAGTGTTGTAGGATCTACTAGTGTTGCAGGCAGGGCGTTGAAGAAGACGTTCTTAGAGAACACACCAGCACTAGCAGAGTTACGAGAAAAGGTAGCCAAGGATTGTGAATCTGGTTTCTTAGATGGACTAGACGGTAGGAAGATACGAGTAAGATCAGCACACGCCGCACTGAACACGCTACTCCAAGGTGCAGGCGCTATCGTTATGAAGCAGGCGATCATTATTCTTTATGACTTACTGGCTCGCGTAGACTTTAAGTTAGTAGCACAGGTACATGATGAGTGGCAGATAGAGTGCCGCCCAGAGGACGCAGACTTCATTGGCAAGTCATGTGTTAACTCAATGGTATTCGCAGGCGAAGTCCTGCAACTGAACTGTCCGTTAGACGGAGAGTATAGAGTTGGTAATAGTTGGGCAGATACCCACTAGCTTAATTCTATTTTATGTGGTATAATATTAGTGTAAGTTTAACTAGCAGGAGAAATGCTATATGTCTGACCAAGCACCCAATGTAATGGTTAACTGTGATTTGTATTGGCCTAACCTGACTCACAAGAATGAGTTAGCAGGTAAGTACACAGTTGATCTTGCCAATCTATCTGGCGCTGCTATCACTGCGTTGGAAGATATGGGACTCAACATCCACAACAAGGGGGATGACCGTGGTAGCTACATCACCTGTAAATCCAACAACAAGTACCGAGCCTTCAACCCAGAAGGATCAGAGCTGCTCATCAAAGGACGCACTCCAAGAGATGAAACAGACGATCCAGAATCAGGAGTCGTGGTGGGTAATGGTTCCAAAGCTAAGTGCCTCATCGGTTACTACGATTGGGAATACCTCAAGAAGAAAGGTCGTAGTGCCACGCTCAAGCGACTTGTGATTAGTGATGTAGTAGAGTACGCACCTGAGATCGAAGAGATGGACGCTCTGTGATACTGATTGATGGTGATATGCTGGTGTATCGTGTGGGGTTTGCCTGTGACGAGGAGAGTGAAGACGTTGCAGTGCAAACCCTAGACAACTACCTGTCCGAGATGGTCATGGATTTGTCTGAGCACTACACATCCAGCATTGTTTACTTAACGGGTAAGGGCAACTTCAGGGACGAGGTTGCTGTTACTTTACCCTACAAAGGTAATCGTTCTGAGAAGCGCGTACCTGTACACAAGAATCTGCTCCGTGATTACATGGTCAGTGATTGGAACGCACAGGTTGTCAACGGCATGGAAGCTGACGATGCTATCGCAATGAAAGCTACTGAGCTAGATCACGATGCTATCATCTGTTCGTTGGACAAAGACTTCAAGCAGGTTCCTTGTCCTATGTATGATTACACCAAGAAAAAAGTAAACCCGAGTTTACCTGATGATGCTATGCGTTTCTTATATAAGCAGGCATTGATGGGTGACCGCGTTGATAACATTCCCGGTATCTATGGTATCGGCCCTAAGAAAGCTGACAAGATCATTGACCCATGTACAACAGAGTGGGAGTGTTACAGTACTTGTCTTACTCACTATTGGGACAATGAACTGGATGAGGACAGGCTACTAGAAAGCTTACAACTTCTGTACCTGTTACGTTCACCTGATGATAAGTACGAGAAGCCTAGTGAAATATGATTCCAAGTTTGAGAAAGCAGCCCATGAGATTATGCAGGGCTGTGAGTACCACCCAGAACAGCGTATCTTTTATATTGTTCCTAAGCACTACGAGCCTGACTTTGTTTACACTACACAAAGCAAGACCGTGTACATAGAAGCTAAGGGTAGGTTCCGTACATCAGAGGAGGCACGTAAGTATGTCATCATCGCGCAAGGCTTTAGCCCAACGGAGGAGTTGGTATTTCTCTTCCAACGAGCCAACACCCCAATGCCGGGATCACGAAGAAGAAAAGACGGTACACGCTACACAATGGAAGAGTGGGCAGACAAGCATGGATTCCGTTGGCACACTCTTGACACGATACCTAGAGGATGGAAAGGATGAGACACCTAGTAATACCTGATACACAAATAAAACCAGATCATCCTATTGACCATATGATTTGGGCAGGACGTTACGCAGCGGCAGTTAAACCTGACACCATCATACATCTAGGGGATCATTGGGACTTTCCCTCGTTATCCTCATACGATGTAGGTAAGAAGTCTTTTGAAGGTAGACGTTACTCTGCTGACGTAGAGGCTGGTAACGAGGCTATGCAGGTGTTCATGGACTGCATTAGATCAGAGCAGTCTCGTATGCGTAGGATGAAGAAGAAGGTATGGAAGCCTCGCCTCATCTTTACCCTTGGTAACCACGAACACAGAGTAGAACGTGCTGTAGAAAACGATGCCAAGTTAGAAGGGCTAATGAGTTATGAGGATCTTAATCTCAGAGGCTGGGAAGTATATCCTTACCTTCAACCTGTTATCGTAAATGGTATCGCTTACTGTCACTTTTTTACTAGTGGTGTTATGGGTAGACCAGTCACTAATGCAAAGCTACTGCTCCAAAAGAAACATATGTCATGCGTCATGGGACACGTACAAGACAGAGACATAGCCTTTGACAGAAACGCAGCAGGACAACGAATGACATCCTTGTTTGCAGGTATATACTATCAGCATGACGAGGAGTATCTTAACCCACAAACTAACGGATCATGGTCTGGGCTGTGGGTATTCAACGAGGTAGACAACGGCACGTTTGATGAGATGCCTGTGTCTATGTCTTACCTGCGGAGGAAGTACGGTGCTAACTCTTGATGAGATACTAGAACGTGTGGCCTCAAGGTACGATGAGATAACAATCATGGAAGCCTTAGAGATAACATCAGAAGAGCTAGTCGAACGCTTCTCTGACAAAGTAAACACTAACAGTTGGAAGTTTGATTTGGAGGAAAGGCATGAGTCTTAACGATGAAACACCAGAAGAATGGAACACAGCCAGCAAGACAGCCTATGGCAAGCTATACCACCCTAACGACACAGCTATCAAACGTCAGGTAGGTGGCGACCATTACAACAGGTACGAGATACAACCAGTTGATTTTATTCTTGCGAACAATCTGGATTGGTGCGAGGCCAACGCAGTCAAATACATTACTCGCTGGAAGGACAAGAACGGAGTAGAGGACTTACGTAAAGCTATTCACTACATTGAGATGCTAATACAGCGAGAGACACAGTGAAGATAGTAGAAGGTAAGTTTGGAAAGAAAGAAGACACAAGCATTAAGACATCTGAGTTTCTTGCAGCCCTAGCTATAAGAAGCTCTGAGTATGAGGAAGAAGAAAGACCAGTTAAGTGTGTTGTTATCATGTACGAAGACGGAGAAGTATTTGAAGTCACCGCTACAGAGCAATACCCAGATGGTGTATACTTACTTCTTGGATTGGCACAGGCCGCAATAGTACACGAAACTTTAGGGATAACTTAATGGACGCATATCAACAGTACATACACAAGTCACGCTACGCACGATACCTGCCAGAAGAACAACGACGAGAGACATGGGAAGAAACAGTCAATCGTTATATTAACTATTGGGTAGACAAAGGACACCTCAACGACTTTGATACAACAGAAATCTTTGACGCTATCAGTAAGCTGGATGTCATGCCTTCTATGCGGGCCTTGATGACAGCAGGAGAAGCACTGACGCGTGACAACGTAGCAGGGTTTAACTGTAGCTACCTACCCATAGACCACCCTAAAGCATTCGATGAGATGATGTACGTCCTCATGTGCGGTACAGGCGTAGGCTTCAGCGTTGAGCGTCAGTACATAGCTAAACTACCAGACGTAGCGGAGACATTCCATGCAACCGACACAGTTATTAATGTTGACGATTCGAAGATCGGATGGGCGAAATCGTTTAGGGAGTTGGTATCATTGTTGTATTCGGGTCAAGTTCCCCGATGGGACGTTAGCGGAGTACGACCTGCAGGCTCCACGCTCAAGACTTTCGGAGGTCGTGCAAGTGGCCCTGAACCACTCGTCGATCTATTCAAGTTCACAATTGAACTCTTTCAAGGATCTGCTGGTCGAAAGCTTAGCTCCCTTGAATGCCACGATCTTTGCTGTAAGATTGCTCAAATCGTCGTCGTTGGAGGGGTCAGGAGAAGTGCTCTCATCAGTCTCTCTAACCTCACAGACGATAGAATCAGACGAGCCAAGTCAGGACAATGGTGGGTAGATAACCCTCAACGTGGGCTGTCTAACAACTCAGCCTGTTACACAGAGAAGCCTGACTTTGAGGCGTTCCTAAACGAATGGACTAGCTTATATGAATCACGATCTGGTGAACGAGGTGTCTTTAGTAGAGTGGCAAGTCAAAAGCAAGCTGCACTCAACGAGCGAAGAGATGCTACCTATGATTTTGGAACTAATCCATGTAGTGAAATCATCCTCAGACCCTACCAATTCTGTAATCTGTCAGAAGTTGTGGTCAGGTCATCCGATACGCTCGCTAGTCTCAAACGAAAAGTACGCGTTGCGACTATCCTTGGAACTCTACAGGCTACCCTCACAGACTTCAGATACCTCCGAAAAATCTGGAGATTAAACACAGAGGAAGAGGCTCTGTTAGGTGTGTCACTGACAGGTATCATGGATCACCCAATGTTGTCTGGGCGTAAAGACAAAGCAAAACTCAAGAAGTGGTTAACGGAGATGCGTAATGAGGCTATTGTTACTAATGAACAATGGGCTAAGAAGCTGGGTATCAACCCTTCTACAGCAATTACTGCGATTAAGCCTAGTGGTACTGTTAGTCAGTTGGTCGATAGTGCTAGTGGTATCCATCCTCGGTATAGCGATCAATATATTCGGAGGGTTAGGGCAGACGCTCGTGACCCACTTTGCTCTGTCTTAGAGGACGCTGGTGTCCCTGTGGAGGACGATCTAATGTC